GTTAATGGTGATCGCGTCACCCTGCGCAGTGGTAGAGCCAAAAACGGTAGCGGCCTTAATGCCAGGGAAGCCGAGTGAGTCGGTGCTGACACCATACCAAATCTGTTTGCCGAGATTGATAAGCGCGGACTTGGCAACGCCGGAGGATTCAATCATCTGCCAAGCGGCTGCGCCATCCTCATAAGCATCCGCAACTGCAACGTCGGCCTTGACGTTCCCACCGAAAATAAAGCACTCGATGAGCGCCTGGCGGAAAGTGGACTTGCTTGGCGTCTGCCCTCCGTTGGCGGTGCGGAAGCCGGTGGTAGGGAGGCCGGTGCGGATTCCGGTCTTGTAGCTCGTGCCCTTAATCGTCCGCATGGGGAAGTTCATCAGCTCGGGAGCGAATTTGAGATTCTCTTCGATAAGGCCAACGACTTTGTCGTTTCCGTTGAGCTTGGCAATGTCAAGCAGGGTGACTGAGGATGAAGCGGGCATGATTGGTAGTGGTTAGTTTGACGTTAAAGTTACTTCTTGGCTTCGTGCGCAGCGATTGCGCGAGCGAGGCCGGTTAGATTGCTGGCAGGCTTTTCGGTATTTGTAGAAGTGGCGGTGATTGGGAGCGGGGCGGTTGCGCCTACAACGGCAACAACGGCGGCAGCTTTAGCGGTAGCGCGTTTCTCGATATCCTGCTCCTTGGCGGAAAGTTCATCGTTCGCAGCCTTGACCGTAGTAAGCTCAGCGCTCGATGTATTGAGCGAGGCGGTAAGATCGGTGACAGATTTATTCAGGTCGGAGATAGTGGACTCGTGCGCGGCAATAGTGCCCTTGGCGGTTTCTAGTTCGGCGCGAACGGAAGCAAGGTCCGTATTTGCGGCGGTGAGTTGGCCGGTAACTTCCTCGGTGCGCTTTTCGGCGACTTCAAGGCGTTGGGCGGTGGAGAGATTGCTCATTGGTTAAGTCTCTTTACGATTTACCTTAACTAGTCAATAACTTTTTTTTGCAATAAGTGAAAGCATGTCGGAAAGGGATTGCGCGTTGCCGTCTGCGATGCCGTTTTTTGAAGCGTCCGCACCTAGCCAAACTTGGCCTTCCATCTGTTCGCGCTTCACGTCGCCATTGCGAGCGGTGTCCACAAAGGCGCGGAACTGTTCGCCGTAAGAATCAATCATTGCCTGAATCTCTGCAATCTGCTCCGCCGAGAATCCGTCAATGCCCGCGCCCTTAAACTTGCCGGAGCGAACTACCATAAACTCTACGCCCATCTTTTTCCAGTATTCTCCATCGTCGGTTAAGACGGTGTAAGTGCCAATTGAGCCGACAAGCGAGGAAGGCGTGGCGTAAATGAAGTTTGCGGAAGAGCCGATGAAATACGCGGCGGACGCCATAACGTCGTCGCAAAAGGCGTAAACGGGTTTTACTGCGGCGGCGTTTGCCACGGCTTGCGCGGCTTCGTAGCATCCAACCGCATCGCCGCCGGGACTCTGAATATGTAGCAGAATTTTTGATACGCGGGGGTCTTCACTTGCGGCTTTAACGCTCGCCGTGAATCGGTCCGTATCCGCCATGCCGAAATACTGGCCAAGCAAACCGAGCCCGCGAGTGATTGCACCTTGAAGCGGAATGACGCGCACGCCGTCCTTGGTGTCGTAGGGCTCGGGAATCTTGTTGCCGAGATAGTCGCTAGTCAACCAGCCGGGACGGTCTGCGCTTTCCTTCGCGGATACGGCAAAGCGAGACTGCGCGGTCGGGTCAAATGCAAGGGCGCGCACTTGGCGAGCGCCTGCGTCAGAGAGCGCAAGGGGGCGAAGCAATAGGGATGCGAGTGGAGTATTCATTATTCGTCGTTGTTATCGCCCATTTTTTCGTCGGGCTTTTTCTTGGCTGGGTCGGTTTTGTCATCCTCTTTTGACTCCGGCTCGGGGGCGGGCGCGGATGAAGGGTTGATGAGTAGCGAACCAAAGCAATCAACCCACTCGTCGGGCGCAATTTCCGCCTCTCTCGCCTTGTCGCGCTTCATTTTGTAGAAGCGGATCTGCTCGTCAATGTGCTCTTCTTCGTCGCCGCCACGGTCGCGAATATCCTCAATCATGGTTCGTGTTCCAGCGCGGATTTCCTCAACGTCAACGCGACGGTCTCGCCCTGCGTCAACGGTCATTTTCTGCGGAAGCTGCGGACGCCACTTGTAAAAGTCAGGAACAATCCCAAGAGGCTTTCCATCTTCGTCATTTAGCACGCCAAGCGCATCCGCCGCCGCAATGCCGTAAACGGTTACGCGGGTCCAAGGCTTGGCCGTAATTGCCTGCATGTGCTCAACGCTCTTTTGATTCTGCGCAACGTCGCGGCGAACGTTCGCCCCGCCCTGATTGCTAGAGTCATAGCCCTGCTCGTATGTCCATCCCATTGCACGGAAACAGCCGCGCAAAATACGCTCTTCAAAGTTTGCCTGATTGGGCGAAGGGCGCGCATTTTCGAGAGCCTTAATGTTGCTCCCGTTGATCTTCATGAATCGCGTCATGCCGCTAGTGAAGGACTCGACAATCTGCTTAACCGGCCCGCCTGTGCTTGAGCCCGTCACGGCTTGCCTCATCCGCTCTTGCAAGGTGGAAGGTGCGCCTGCCTCGTTCGTTTCAAGCAATGCGATAGACGAGAAAATAAGCTGCGCCATCTTCTCGTTTTGACGCCATCCATGAACGTCTAGCCAATCAAGGATGCCGTAAACTAGTGGGGAAATGCCGCGCCCTTGACTAAACCATTTCGGGTCATAAACGTGATAGATGCGGGCGGCGTCAATCCATTCGTCCGTTTCCGGCGTATCGCCTAAAAAGCGATACGCGATAGGGCGCGAATAAGAGTTGTAAGCAATGCCGTTGCGCTGGGTAAGTCCCTTGTATGGCCCTTCCATAATCGGCCCGGCAAACGCTCCGATGCGCGTCCCTATGCGGTGAGCCTCCAAGAACTGAATCATTGGATAACCGGCCTCGTTCTGCGTGAGGTGAAGGAAATACTCGCCGTCACGAATCAGTGTAACGACGCCAACGTAAAGGTCCGTCACAAGGTCAAACGGTTGACCGCGAACATCGCATATTTTGTAATACTCGCGAAGCCATCCTTCAACCTTGCGCCCCCATACTTGGTCGCGTTTTCCAGTGTATTGCGGTTGCCAGTGTTGGCCGATTACGTTGTTTGCGATGTCGTTAGCCGCACCCGAAACCATCGGGTAAGAATTGTAAATATGCCGCCCGCTGTTGAGCAACTGGCGAAGCTCCATGCGGCTAAGTAAATCCTTCTGATCAAGGCTTAGCTCGGGGCGGCTTGGGTATTGGTCATCAACCTTTGAGCCTGGGTATGCGTTGGCGGCGCGGCCCCCATTGAAACCCCACCATGCGGAAAACCATTTACTAGCTGTTTGTAGTGCGCCCATTTTATTAGTCGAAGCGGTTAGGGAATGCGGCGCGGGTCATGTCTGATGCCTCGCGGTCTCCGTAGTCATCTGGATTGAGAAGCGCAAGGGAGTATGTAATCTCGTCAATCCATTCGCCCACGGTCATGTCTTGGCGCTTGCTCACGGTGGTTCCGTTATCCGTCCAAGTCATGATTTGCTCTGGTCCGCCTTCCATGATTTTCCCTTTCACGCATTCAAGCATCTGCACAAGCTCGCCCTGTGTGAAGCGGGCGCGGTAGAGAAAGCCTCGGGTAAACGTCGTTGCCATGCCTCCCCTTGTGCGCAGGCGTCTAGTTAATGTCAAGCACACGTTACTTAACTAGCCGCGATTGTCTGCCGTTTTTAGCTCTGGCCTTTGCTCAATCGGAACCGCGCCAATGATGCCGAGCATGTCCGCAAAAAGCGCCTGATAGCACTCGCACACGAATAAGTCGTTTCGCTTTTTCATCTGCCTCCAAATCTTAATGCGCTGGCCGGTCTTAGGGATATGCCAGTCCACTAGCTTTTCGCTTTCCATGTGCGCCTTGTAATCCGCCCCCACGTCTGCCGGAATCTGGAAATCAAAGTCGGGCGCAAGCTGCAAATAATAGAGCGCATCACGGATGCCCTGTTTCGAGTAAAGCACTAGCGGGACAGGGTATTGCACGCCGTCGCTTCCTGTCACAATCGCATTTTGATCTGGCGAGAAGCGCCGCATTATCCGCGCATCCGGTCGGGTGGGGTCGGGGTGTGAGTAGCTTGCGCGGTCTTCGCCCTTAATTGCGATATACCCGTATTTCGCGCACATCCGATAAACGTCAATCGTCGTCATGCCGTCGCCTGAGTCCACTGCTACCATTATCGGATTAACGCCGTGCTCCAATCGCAACGCTTCAAGGTCTTCATCGGTCGGCACTTTGCCTTCGTAAACCAACGCCGCCGCGCCCTTTTTCCAGTCACGAATTACGCACCAATAGTGCGGAGCTTCGCCCTTGCGCGCAGAGCCGCGTTGCTTGTCGGCCATCATAAACCGAAACTCACGATCTGGCATTCCGTCGCGTGATTTCTTTAGCGCCTCATTCAAAACTAGCGTCGTCTCCATCGGCAAGTCATCCGGGTTTTCAGAGAAAAACTCCACCTCCCGCTTTTGCACAAACTCACGATAAAGCGAAATGTCGCCATATCGCATCGCCCGCAAAGCGTTATGAAACTCCTTAATCAGACTTACCCAGGGAATCCACGGAACTATCAGCGCATTCCATTTGCATCCCTTATCAGTCGGTAACGCAGCTGCGTTCATCTGCACGTATCGCCCGCCGCTCGCTATCTGCTCGCGCTCGCTTGGCGTATCCCTCCACCTATGCTCACACGCTTCGCACTCGTAATAAATGTGCTGCGCAATCGCCGCGTAATTGTATTCGTGCTCGGCTGGTTTACATAAGTCTAGTGCCGCCCCGTCTTGCGGGTCGCAAATGTAAAGACCGCCACGCTTGCCCGTCTCGGTTCTAAATCGCGGAATCTGCGCTGCCCGACAATGCGGGCAAATCATGTGAAAGGTGTGCTGACTGCTTTCCTTCCATATCGTATAGCACTCGTCATCCTTAATCCCCGCTGGCGTGATGTTTAATTCAAAGCTATTCCACGACGCCGTCACACGGTTTCGCATGTCGGTAAGTTGGCCAGGCCTCCAGTCCTTCGCCTCTTCGTTTATCAGATACCGCACGCTCTTTGATTGCCGATTCGCTTTCGCGTTCGCGCCCTGCATCCGCAGATACATTCCATCACGAAACTTTATGGCCTGTTGAACCTGCTTTATGTGCGACGACTGCAAGCGGTGTCGGATAACGTGCGATTGCTTAACTGTCTTTTCGATTCGCTCCGTCCATATCTCCTTTGCCTTCCCGTCGTCCTCCCAATTGTAAAGCATGTTACCGGGATCGGTCGCGAGTTTCTTCAACATTACTACTTCCCCAAGCGTGGACTTTGACGATTGCACAGATGCGAGCGCGATTAATCGGCGCACCTCCGGCATGTCTGAAAACTCAAAGGGTAAACGCAACCACGGCGCAATTTCAATGCGGAAACGCTCAGAACGCAACGAACCCGGCAACGCAATGCGTTCCTCTTCCGCCCATTGAATTGTCGGGCGGCGATCGGGCGCAACGATGTTAGCGGCCATGAATCGCCGCGCTTGTTCGGTCTGCCTGCTCATGTCGCGCCCTCCTCTTCGTCTTCGTCCACTGTTGACCGGCTAAGCTCCATCATTGCCGCGTCTCGGCTCGCCTTTAAGTCTTCCGATAGAGCATCCAAAAATCCACGATTCTGCGCAAGTATCTGCGCCGCGCTCTTACCCTCTGCAAGTGGCGGCTGTTCGCCCTCTAGCCATTTGCGCAGGCTATCCAACATCGCCCTATCCCCCGCCGTGATTAGCCCGCGCATTTGCTCCGCATCCCATGCTTCGCCGCGTTCCCGCTTTAGCTTCACTTCTTCACGCAGCGCCTTCGCTTTGAGTAAACGCTTGTCCCAATCCTGCGAATCCTCCGTATCTTTTAGCTGCTCAAGAAACTCGGGCGAGCGAATGAATGCAGTTAGCTTGCTTACGATTATCC